GTTGCAGGTCTTGGATCACATATATTGCACTCCGAGAAAAAAATGGAACGCAAAAAGAGCATATGGATATTGCTAAAGAATGTAAAAAAATCTTTGCCGAGCAATTTCCTATCTGTACAGAAGCACTGGAGTGGACTATGTGAAAACTATCCTGTTATAAATATTTATAGCAGGATAAAATGAATGAAACACAAACATCACATAATACCAAGATATGAAGGTGGAACTAATCTCCAAGAAAATCTTGTAGAATTATCCACAACTCAACATGCTATGTGGCATTATGCTGAATGGACTAGAAAAAAGGATCAAAGAGATTATCTTGCCTGGAAATGCCTTTCTGGACAAATAGGAAAAGAAGAAATTCAAAGTATAAAATCTAAAATTGGTTATGCCAAAATGAAAGAACTTACAAAAGACGATCCGCATCCAGGAACTAAATTAAAAGGCAGGAAACAAACTGAAGAACATAAAAGAAATAGAAGTAAATCTCTTAAAGGAAGAGTATGTTGTAGTCCAGAAGCAACACTAAGAATGAGAGAAACTAAAAGAAAACTAACGGAAGAACAAGTTAGAGAAATTAGAGCAAGTGAAGAAAAGGGTATTATACTCGCCAATAAATATAACGTAACCCCATCATTGATTTCTCAAATTAGAAATAATAAAGCATCAGGTTATATGCACATAATTTAGGAGGTGAAAATTTTGGCTACATACCCAATTATTAATAAAAATACTGGTGAGCAAAAGGAAGTTAAGTTGAGTGTCCACGAATGGGATCAGTGGAAAGAAGACAATCCCGATTGGACACGCGACTGGTCTGACCCATCTACTTGCCCTTCTCCTGGAGAAGTTGGTGAGTGGCGGGATAAACTAGTCAATAAAAATCCTGGATGGAATGAAGTTCTTGATAGAGCATCTAAGGCACCTGGTTCTAAAGTAAAAAAACTTTAATTTAAATCTATGGCAAGAAAGAAGAGAGGACAAGACCAACAGATTGGAGTTGGACTTACGGCTAGACAACTTAAAAAGAAAAAACTTTACTCAACTGACTACCTTACAAATATCGAACCGATGACTCCGAATCAGGAGCGAGTGTTCAATTCATATGCTGAAGGTAAACATATTGTTTCTTATGGTTGTGCTGGAACTGGAAAAACGTTTATAACTCTCTATAATGCCATCAAAGACGTATTAAGTGACTATACACCATACGAAAAAATTTACTTGGTTCGTTCTCTTGTAGCAACTAGAGAAATTGGTTTCCTTCCTGGTACACACGAAGATAAAGCAGACATTTACCAGATTCCTTACAAGAATATGGTGAAGTATATGTTTGAGTTCCCAGATGATGCTGATTTTGAGATGCTTTATGGAAATCTTAAGTCACAGGAAATCATTAAGTTCTGGAGCACATCATTCCTTCGTGGAACAACGCTTGATAATGCTATTATCATTGTTGATGAGTTTCAGAACCTCAACTTCCATGAGTTAGATTCTATTATCACCCGTGTTGGCGAAGATAGTAAGATCTGTTTCTGTGGAGATATTATGCAGTCCGATCTTCGCAAGGCAGATGAAAAGAATGGTATTGTAGATTTTATGTCAGTGTTGCAAAAAATGCCGTCTTTTGATATAATTGAATTTGGACTAGGTGATATTGTTCGTTCTGGTCTTGTTAAAGAGTATCTAGTTGCAAAAATTGAAGCAGGTATTTGATGTTTACACATGTTGATTTGATCCTCCCTCGTCTTTCGAGGGAAACTATAGATGGTGTTCGTTATTATTCTGTCCCTGACGAAGAAGAACTTCTCAAACTGGTCTCGATTACATCGGTGACCAGTCATTTTAATAAGGAAATTTTTGAGAAGTGGCGCAAAAAAGTTGGAGAAGAGAAAGCAAATAAGATTACCAAAGCTGCCACAGATCGTGGCACCGACATGCACACTCTTGTTGAGGATTACCTACATAATCGGATTTTATCCGATGTTCGACCCATATCTGAGTTTTTGTTCAAGATTTGTAAAGGAGAATTAAATAATATAAATAACATACATGCTCTCGAAGGGTCTCTGTATAGCAAAGCATTGGGAATTGCAGGGACAGTCGATTGTATCGCTGAGTATAACGGCGAGTTAGCGATAATCGATTTTAAGACATCTAAGAAACCGAAACCGCGAGAGTGGATCGATCACTACTTCGTTCAGTGTGCTGCTTATGCTTGTATGCTGTTTGAACTGACTGATATTCCGGTCAAAAAATTTGTAATCATCATGGCATGTGAAAATGGAGAATGCGTCGTTTATGAAGAATATGACAAAGCAAAGTACATCAAACTTCTCACCAAATATATTGGAAAGTTTGTTAGAGATAAATTGGAACTCTATGGAACCAAATAAAGAGCTAGAAAAAGCAATAGAAAGTAAATTTCTAAGTTCAGCAAAATTCGCACTGGAGATCGAAAAGATCGTCATCGAAGAAAAGGTCAATTACATTGATGCAATTATTCATTATTGCGAAATCAATGAACTTGAGATAGAATCGATTACGAAACTTGTATCGAAACCTTTGAAGGAACGATTGAAGTGGGATGCTATTCGTCTCAACTTCATGAAGAAAACTTCAAGGGCAAAACTTCCCCTATGAATTCAGTTTCCCGTGATGAATTGATGCATCAACGCCTTCAGGCGTGGTTGCGTGAGTATAAGTGTGATGACCTCAAGTATCTTGGTTTTCACGAAGATATCTATGGAGTTGCAAAGCATTGGTATTCCATTGCTGGCAATGAGGTTTCAGTTGATTGTATTGAAGATTTTGACCCTGAAGATTTAGATCCTGATGAAAGTGACTCCCTTTGAAACCTATCAACATTATTTGTCTCTCAAAAATCATTTTACAAATCCCAAATACGACTTCTTCAAATACGGAGCCAAAACCAGGGCAAGTTTGGCGTCATTTAACAAACGACGCGATAAATATTGGTTCGAGAAAACTTCCCGTAAGTATTCCGATAAAGAAATCGTTCAGTTTTTGGTATCCAATTTTGCAGCATCAGACAACCCCCAAAACCTATGGATTGGAGAGATTATAAATTCTGGCGAAAGGAACTACGCCGACTGGATGAGACGACAGCAGAGTTTGAAGTATCACTTCAAAGAACAATCGAAGAAATTGCTATCCGAAAACAGCTTGGAGAATGTTTTCAAATGTACGAAGAAGCATCCAATCATCCTGAAAAAGTTTCTAGGTGGAGAAGTATCTCTAGATACGCTAGTAATTTACGAAAAAATCTTCCATTTTTCAAAAAACTACGATGAGAAACTAAAAGACGATCCTGTTTGGCCTCTTGTTAGTTTGAAGATTACAAAGTACAATCAATTTCTAAATATTAACATATTTGAGTTCAAACATATTTTAAGAGAAATAGTAAATGAATAATTTCTTCGACTCCGATATAGTTCAGCAGGAACTAGATGATATCAATCAACTCCAAGAAGATATATGTGGAAGCATCATGTCTTTTGGTGCCATGGACATTGATACAAAACTGGAGCACGTAGAAAAACTGCAAGTCCTTCTTGAAAAGCAGCGAGTAATGTATACTCGTTTATCCTTGTCTGATCACCCCAAAGCAGTTGAAATGAAGGAGAACCTTCAGAAATCTGTTGTCATGATGGGTTTCCCACCACACACAGATATTCAGGTTCTGTTTAACACTATGGAAGAAACCATTGTTGAACTAAAGAGATACCTTGACTGAACTCCAGGGCTTGACATCCCTTCGTAGGTCTCCTATGATAAAGAGGTCGCACAACCGACATCCAACACAATCCCCCGAAATCTAATGTCTTTCGCAGATCTTAAAAAGCAATCCAAACTCGGATCTCTGACCGCCAAACTGGTCAAAGAAGTCGAGAAAATGAATTCCACTGGACAAGGTGGCGACGAACGCCTCTGGAAACTGGAGTGTGATAAGAGCGGTAATGGTTATGCCGTTATTCGTTTTCTCCCTGCTCCTGAAGGTGAAGATCTTCCTTTCGTTAAACTGTACTCTCACGCCTTCCAGGGTCCTGGCGGTTGGTACATTGAGAACTCTCTGACCACTATGGGTCATAAAGATCCTGTGTCTGAATACAACTCGATGCTGTGGAACAACGGCACCGATGCAGGTAAAGATCAGGCACGTAAGCAAAAGCGTAAACTGACCTACATTGCAAATATCTATGTGGTCAAGGATCCCGCAAACCCTGAGAACGAAGGTCGCGTTTTCTTGTATAAGTTTGGCAAGAAAATCTTTGACAAACTTACTGCAGCAATGCAACCCGAGTTCGAGGACGAGGAAGCAATCGATCCGTTCGACTTCTGGCAAGGTGCTAACTTCAAACTGAAGGCAAAGAACGTTGCTGGTTATCGTAACTACGACTCTTCCGAGTTTGCACGCACCTCTGCTCTCCTGGACGACGATGACGCCATGGAAGCAGTGTGGAAGCGTCAGTATCCTCTGGCAGAACTCGTTGCAGAGGATCAGTTCAAAACCTATGATGAACTGAAGACCCGTCTTGATTATGTTCTCGGTATCAAGGGAACTCCTAAGATGCAAGATCAAGAGAGCATTCAGGAAGAAGAAGAGTTTCGTCAGGCAAATCGTGGCACTGGAACTTCCAGCACTGGAGGATTCAATGATCCCGACATCACCCTCTCCAGTTCAACCAAAACTGATGACGATGATGAAATGTCAGATGAACTGAAGAACTTGTTCGCACGACTCTCTGACGAGTGATACAAGAAAGGGAGGTCCAAGACCTCCCTTTTTTATTTGCCTATTACTCTAGTGTTTTCAGTTCGTATTAAGAACTGATCGATAAACTCAGATGATTCTGAGTATTCAAGTTCTCTACTCATGTCCAGCAGTGCCTGTTGGACATATTGTGGTCTAAGTAAGTAAATGTTTCTCTTCTTTTCATTCTTACGATACTCATAATCGAAGTTTGTAACAGCGTTTGTTATTTGTGTTACATACACTTCGATATTAGGATCTAGTTCCCCTGGATCATCGTTAGTGTAAATTTGATTGCCGACTGAGTAATTCAATTTAAAATTTTCATCAACAACTTTCCCCGCAGGGAGAATCAATCTATCTTCAGAATCTCTTACTTCTACAGTTTCATAATGATGAATAGCATTGAGATTCTGATCTGACCCGTATAAATCTAGGCAATAATTGTACAGTTCATAATCAGAAAGTGGCCATTGATCTCTATAGTTTGTTATTCCTGCACAGATCAAAACTAAGAAGTCATATCCTTCAAAACCATAAAATTCTTCTGCAACAGTATCTGGTCTTGCACCATCAGGGATCTGATATTTATTGAAGAGAGTTATGGCATTTTGAAGATCATCTCTCAGTTTCATTCTCTTGAATAGGTTTTTGACAACCAAATATTCAGATGATGATTTTGAATCTGAAAGAAATGATTGATATTCTATATTTGGAACTCTAGAAAAGTATGACATCAGAATCCAACTCCTCTACCATTGTCTTCAAAGTATTCATCTTGATCTTCAGCAAAGATTGGTGATAGTTCTTGGAACTGAAGAGATAATTTCATGTGAACTGGTGTACCATCTGCATAAGTTGAATGTTGTCCAGATCCAGTATAATCTACACTCATCTGTGTTAAAGCACATACTTTGAATTTGTGTAGAAATGGATGTTCTTGATTACCCATTCTATACTCTAGTTTGAATACATCAGGTGCTTGAACAAATAATCCTTCTCTTGTACCTGAGTCACGTCTTACTGCACCTCTTGCTGCAGGTTGTGCAGAATTTTTTGGTGCCATATGATACTTAAATGTTCTGATAATCTGTTTAATCACATCTGATTCTTCTTTACTTCTTGGAGTTAAGTCAAATGTAAATTGAAATGCTGGTCTAATTTGTATTCCATTAAATAAGAATTCTGTATTTTGATTAAATACCTGACCAGTTGCTCTGGAAGTGACCTGATTGATTCCTGCTTGTCCAAATAGTGCGTTACTAATAAGACCTGCAGTTGCTCCGGCAACAGTCCCTTTATCTTTGTTGAATGCTCCTTCTATATTGCTGAAAGATTCGCTAGCTCCCTTCATGGCACCTGAAAATAAATTTTCACTTTTTGCTGCTTCAAAACTAAGACCAGATACAATAGCTGCCAGAGGATTCATATTTCCTGCAGTCCATTCTGCTCCATTATTATCCTGAATTTTATCTGGTATTGGGAGAATAATAGTTTGTATTTGTCGTAGCTTTCCGTCAGGTCCTTGTCTGTCAATGATATCTACAGCATTTCTTGCACTGTCGGCGGATCCAAATCCAAAAGTTGTGTTGCTAACTGTATCTAATCCTGGGGGTTCGTAATTTACGACTCTAATATAGAGGTAATCATCTAATCTATCACCATCCTTTCCGTCCCCATAATATTTTAGGGGATACCTCAACATTGCTTTTGTATTTTTCTTCTTAGCCATGCACGGACTAACCTTTTAGAAGTATTTATGAACTAAAGATAAATTTTTCTTTCGTATGGTATTGATTTAAGAGTTTGTAACTCAAGATAACTTATTTCATAAATTGGACTCTGAACTCTTTCACCAGGATATTCATTCTTATATTGCCTATTCATTGGCCAGTGATAGTTATATCCAACGAAACTATCCTCATTGACTGCCACGCATGTAATCAATGGATGTCTATCGTATCTTATTCCTGGCGTTGCCGCATAATATATGTATGTATAATGTCTTCCTGGCAGAACTTGATCAACTTCAGTTCCTTCTGCTAATGCAAGTATTTCATCCATCAACTCTTCAGGTTTCTCAGATCCTTCCAAACCTGCCCTGAGTTCAAAGAATCTATTTTCAACTGTATCAATATCATCTTCAATATCAAAAGGATCGTAGTCAGTATCACCGCTTCTTTGTAGATCTTTCCTTTGAGCATTCTTGTAGTCACGATCATTCCTGATCAAACTAATTAACTGGTGCTTCGTCAACCTGGTATAGTTTGCCGTACTACCTCTACCTTTGGCGGTCTTGTAGTAGAGAGTGTATTTTTTAGCAAGTTGAACTAATTCTTCTTTAGTATAATCGTTTAAAGAATTTCGTTCAAACCCAGTTAATTCTTCGTCCATTTTAGTATCTGATGTTTAGATCTTCTTCAGTTAGTATTCTGAATTCATAACCACGATCAGCACACCACTCTTTTGCAACTGCCCACTTAGATTGATTCTTGGCATACTCCTTTGCCTCAAAAATATACCCCTTGGTTATATTATTTGGTTTCTTGGGAGCGCGGCACTGTCTCTTGGGTTTTATTTCAACGACATAGTTTATGATCTTTCCAGAACTGGTCTGTTCTTTGACCATGAAATCTGGGAAGTATTTGTGAATTCTTCCATCAATAGGTGATCTGTAAGGGATGAAGAATTCTTCACTGGACCATAGTAGAATATTTTCATTAGTATCTAAGTATTTCATGTACTTTCTTTCCCACAAAGATCTATAGATGATGTTTGATGGGTTTCCGCTATATTTGTTTGGATAAGAGGGTTTGTACTTTCCTTTGTAAGCCATCTAAATACTTATACTAAAAGTGTTCAATATAGGTATTTAGTGTGGGAAGGATCAACATACCAAAACCAAAGAAAATCTTTGAGTTTAGGGATAAGATAACAAACCTTGCTCAAACTTCTTATTATTACGTTCAATTTGGAGGAATTCCTCAACTTGCTACTAATGCCAGATTAACTCAGTATTTGGCAGCAAGAGGAATAGATCAAAATTATATTAACGAAGTTGGACTTCTTTGTAGTAATGCTGTACTTCCTACAACGCAGTTGGCAACTGCTGAAGTTAATAGTAACTATATGGGAATTACCCAGACATTTGCACATAGAAGACAGTTCCAGGATGTTACCTTGGAGTTTTATGTAGATAAAACTTATAATTCTTTAAGGTTCTTTGAACACTGGATGGACTTCATTGCTGGAGGATCTCACAATGATCTTCTTATACAGAGATATGGTGAACTTGAAGCAGTTAATAAAGATCAGGCAGGAGATTCTTATTTTATTAGAATGAATTATCCAGATGAGTACAAATCAAATGGAACATCAATTATTAAATTTGAAAGAGATCATGATTCCGTACATTCTATAGTATACAATTTTTATGGAATGTATCCTTATAATATTGCATCTATTCCAGTGAGTTATGGTGCATCAGAACTGTTGAAGATGTCTGTGTCATTTAAGATTGATCGCTATACTGTTGGAAAAGCAGATAGTTATGCTTGGGTAAATGATGCATCCAATGATAGAAAACCATATATTTTGGGTGAGGATCCATACTTCAATCTTCCAGTATTCTTAAGAGATATTGGTAGATCAATCATTGATGGAATTAAGTCACTTTGACCTGATAAATAATTTTATATGACTGAGTGAATAATCATGCCATTACCATCTATTTCTGTTCCTACATATTCTCTTGAGATTCCATCTACTAACAAGAAGATCAAGTATAGACCTTTTCTTGTAAGAGAAGAGAAACTTCTAATCATTGCCAAAGAGAGTCAAGATCCTGAACAAGTCAATCAAGCAATTAAGGATGTCCTTCAGAATTGTATCTTGACTAAGGGAGTTGATATTGAGAAACTGACTAGTTTTGATATTGAATACATTTTCCTAAATGTTCGTGGTAAATCTGTAGGAGAAGAAGTCGAAGTTTTGATTACTTGTCTTGATGATATGAAGACCCAGGTTCCTGTCGCTATCAATCTTGATGATATCAAAGTTGTGCGGGATGAAAGGCACACATGCGACATTGAACTTGATGATACATTCAAGTTGAGGATGAAGTATCCATCACTCGAACAATTCGTCAAGCAAAATTACGATGTTGGACCTAAGCAGAGTGATCAGTTGCAATCTACATTTGCTATGATTGCTGATTGTATTGAGCAAGTATATAATGATGAAGAATCTTTCAGTGCTGCTGATGAAGATCCAAAACATATCAGAGAGTGGATTGAGATGTTATCTCCAAAGCATCTTGAAAAAGTTAATGATTTCTTTGAGACCATGCCAAAACTATCTCATACTGTAGAAATTATTAATCCAAACACTGGAGTTAGAAATGATATTGTCCTTGAGGGTCTGAATAGTTTTTTAGCGTAGGTATGGCTCATGAAACTCTTGAGTCATACTACAAAACTAACTTTAGTTTGATAAACCATCATAAATATTCATTAACTGAGATTGAAAATATGATCCCTTGGGAAAGGGAAGTTTATATTGCATTATTGAACATTCATATTGAAGAGGAAAACAAGAAGAATCAGCAGAATGGCTAGTTCAATGATACCAGATCCTTGGGATACACCAAAACCTGGTAATCCAATTCCACAAAATAAAGGGATCCTAAGTCCTGAGATGAAGAAGTTGGTTACAAACCAACAAAGTGTCAATGTCTCTGCCATTAGGAGTGATTTACTTCGTGTAGAAAGAAAAAGAGATGCGGTAGACGGGCAAACAACCGCAGTAATTTCTCAGCAAAGTGGTGTTCTTGAAAACTTCAATAAGAATATTATTGCTCTTAGAGTCGATGTCAATAAACTAGGTAGAGGGTTGGATGGTATATCACGACTTATCTTCCAACAGAATCAGTTGGAAATTGATAGAATACGTAAAGAGCAGGAAGAATTAAGATTATCTGCGGAAAGAGCAACCAGAAGTGGAAGAGAGAACGCTATCGAGCAGCGTGTTAACAATGCTCTTCTTGTACCAGTACAGGCAATAACTCCAAAGTTAGCATCTTTATTTGATAGGATTAAGCAGGCACTTGCTATTTTATTTGGTGGTTGGTTAACTAATCAACTTATAGAATTACTTGAAGCAAACCAAGAAGATAATGTTGAGGGTGTTAAAAAGATAAGTGATAATATCCAAAAAACTATACTAAAATTAGTTGGTGGTCTAATTGCTGTTGGAGCAGGATTTAAAATTTTAAAGGGAGTAATAGGTAATACTGCAAGAGGATTAACAAGCCTTTTTATTTCACGACCTATTGCTGCGGCAACAAGAGGATTAGGAAGAGCACTAAAAAATCCTAGATTGGCAAATACAAGAGCGCCAAAACCAAACTTTAGGCCAACAGGGTTGACTGGATTAAGTAAGGTTATGGCAGCATTAGATGTCTTTCTCAACCTTAGAAACAAAGAATTCACTGATGCTAGTATAGCTGCTCTTGCTGTAAAGGCACCAAATAAAGTTGTAAGAACAATGGCAGGTGCTGGATTTATTGCCGATCAAATTGCTGAAATGTTTGGATTTAGTTTATTTGGTAAAAACCCTAACGAAGAAGTTGAGGGTAGACCAAATGAAACATTCCTGAAGAATATTGTAACAGAAACTCAGATACTTAAAGAAGAGGAACAAAAAGAGAATACACAAACTTCTTCAGAACCACAGGAACCACAACCTCAACCATCTACTGGAGCAGCAGTTGAACCTCAAGAAACAAAAGTAACAGAAATATCCTCCGCAGACATAGTTCAACCACAAGAAACAATAACTGGACAACCTGTAAATCAACCAGAGCAACAGCGACAATCTCCTGCACCTGTGGCGCAACCTATGGAGACAATTACTGGACAACCTACAGTATCTCCACAAGAAACAGAGCAGGTTGAAGTAGCAGAAGCTATGTCTCCTGGAAGTCCAGAACCTTCAATAGAATCTTCTGCGAAGGTTGAGATATCACCTGTTGCTATGACTCCTCAAAGAGTTGGTGAAGTTCCTGCTGCAAGACCTGAGGTTGCACTGATAAGAACATCTTCTGCTGCTCAAGGATCACAGACAAGACCTCCAGTTAGTGAAGGTGAATTGAATCCAGTTCCTAAAATTGGTTCATCTAATCCTGATAATTTCCATAGATTATATTCTGAACTCGTTTATAACGTAGTAGTATAATGGCAATACAAACATCTCTTAGGAAATCATCAACTAGTATTGAAAAGATTGCTGCTTCTCTGAATCAAACCAGGGAAAGTATTCAAGGTGTTCAGGTTTCTGTTGACAGCCTTAGCAAGATGATAGAAACAAATACTAAGTTTAAATCTCAATTATATGCTAGATCAGAGATTTTATCTTACAGAATAACTGAGGCAAGAAATAGAAAAGAAAGAGAAGATAAGTTAGAGGCAAACAAAGTAGGATCACCTAATCCAAATCTTGCATTGGGATTTGGGGCAAAATCTGCTGGTGGTATTTTTGGTAAATTAATAGCATTTGCATCTTACTTGACTGCTGGATGGATTATCAATAATTTTCAAGTATGGCAGCAGATTGGTGGTGAGTTTATAAACAGATTGACGATTCTGAAAAATAATTTGGTGAACTTTGGACCTGCACTTTTAGATGTATTCTCTAAATTAAATTCAGCATTAACATCTTCATTAGTATCGATATTAACTTTAGATTTCTCTGCATTTACTGAAGGGCAAGTTAAAGAAGATTTTGATGCACTCAATGATGCAGTTAGATCCGTAACACAAAATATTCAAGATTCTTATACTGCTCTTACCACACCACTGACTGAAGCAATAGAAGGTGGTGGTTCATCTGACGAAGGTGGTGGAGATACTTCTGGAGGATATGATCAATCATCTGGATCTGGAGTAGGTACGGCAGAACAGCAGGCATTACTTTCTACGATTAGATATGCGGAAGGAACTGCTGGACCTACTGGATATAGTATGTTCTTTGGTGATAGAGATGGTGAAGCAAAGTATGGTGATCTTACAAATAAATCTGTTGCAGAAGTTGAAGAACTGGTAACCAAGTTCTTACAGGATCCTCAATCTAAGTTTGGTAATGGTCAAAGATCTGCTGCTGTTGGTGCATATCAATTCATTGACATCACTGGATTGGCAAAATCTGTTGGTATGAGCACCGATAGAAATTTTGATAAGGAGTTTCAGGATGAGTTAGCACTTAGATTAGCAGCAAAGCAGGGAGTAAGTCCCGAAGTTCTTAGGAGAGAAGGACTTAGCGATTCTGTAATTAAAAAACTTTCTCCTAAGTGGGCATCATTTCCTGGGAATAATTATGGACAACCAACCAAAGCGATAACATCCCTTAGAGAAACTTATAATAGAGCAGTAGAAAGATCCAGAAATGCCACGACAAGTTCTAATATTTCCGGATATCGTGTTACTCGTAGTGGTCGGAACATACCATCACTAAGTGCATTGCCAGATCATCATAGTAATACTAGAACTTCTGATGGACGTTTAGTTCAGGACTTTACACTGTTTAAAGGTGATAAGTTCTTGAATCTTCCTGTTCCTTCTCCAGTTTCGGGAACAGTTGCATGGGCAGGTAATGCTGGTAATGGTGGATTATGGGTTGAAATTCAATCTCCAGAGGGTAAAGTCGAGATGGGTCACTTCAACTCCCTTCGTGTTAAGAAGGGAGATAAGGTCGGTGTTGGATCTATTTTAGGTCTTCAAGGTCATAGTGGAAGGACAATGCCTTCTGGACCTGATGGAACTCATATTCATATTCAGGCACCAGATAGTGTCCTTGAGAGATATATTCAGATGATTAACTCTAATTCATTCTCTGAGACAAAAGTATCATCTGCAAATATTAACCCATCCCCTTCAAGAAATGCTGAAACTAGTAATATTGCATCTAGTAAGGCGGCACAAGTTATAGCAATTGATGCATCGCAGATTCCTGCGGAGAATAATTATTCTCCAATGCCTGCGGCATCTCCTATGGTTGCATCTATTTCTGAAGGTCAACTGTTAAATAGATTAAATAAGAACAAACTATTAACTGATCTAGCATATACCTGATGTCAAAAGAAAAGTCACTATTTACGGAATTAACGATTCAATCTGCCGATGGAGAGAGAACGGCTAATCTTGCTAATGGTTTTGTTTTGTTTGAATACTATGAGGATATTTTTTCTCCCATGGTTACGGCAAAACTTAGAATAGTTAACACTCAGAATACTATAAAAGTTGATGGTCGTGATGGTAGAGAATCCCTTTACAACGGTCTTCCTTTGAGAGGTGGTGAACGAGTATCATTGATTCTTGCTCCCAATAGTCCAACAAATCCGGGACTTGATTTCAGTAGAGTTGAAAAATATTTTTATGTTTCATCAGTATCTGATGTCATATCTGAAGGATCTAAAGAATCTTTTACACTACATCTTGTTCCTAGAGAGGCATTGACTAATGAACAAAGTAGAGTGATGGGAAAATATCCAACTTCTTTGAGTATTGCTGACTCAGTTAAGAAAATCATAAAAGATTATTTGACAATTACTGATTCCAGTACAAAGGTGAATACTGGAACAATAGATGAGACATCTAATAAGTATGGTTTCATGGGAAACATGAGGAAACCATTTACTGTATTGACATGGTTAGCATCTAAGTCAGTTCCAGAGAAAAGCGGTACGGCAGGATATGTATTTTATCAGACAGTAGAAGGGTTCCAGTTTAGATCTTTAGATCGTCTTGCGAAACAGAAACCAGTCGCCCGTTATATTTCATATGATGCAGTAGATGCGTATGATAGTAATTTAAGAAGAAATGATAATTCCAATAATATAATAGATTTCTTTATTGAAAAAAATTCAAACTTAATTGAAAAACTTCGTGTTGGAACATATTCTAACGAATCTATTTTCTTTAATCCACTAACACTGAGTTTTGGGCAAAAAATCTATAAGCAAGAAGATTATCAAAAGAAAGTTGATAATCTTGGAGGAAGATTTAAACTACCTCCACTAAATAGTCAAACAGAGGATACTCTTGGTGATGTACCCACCAGGAGAATGAGTTTCATATCAGATATAGGTACATTTGAAAAAGGTGTAAGTAGGGATGTCAATGCAGATCCTAATGAATATCAGAATCAAGTATTGATGAGATACAACACTCTATTTACTCAGACAGCAACCATGACAGTGACATCAAATACTAACTTGAAAGCTGGTGATGTAATTGACTGCAAGTTTCCTAGATTATCAGAATCTAAAGCAACTGAGTATGATCCTGAGACAAGTGGTCTATATATTATTAAGGAAGTATGCCACTCATTCAATACAACTAGTTCATATACCTCATTGAAATTAGTAAGAGATACGTTCGGATCACCTGTTAAGAAATAATGCTAGATCAAGCAGCAATTCAGAATAATTTTGTAGGTAGAGATGGATTTAGATGGTGGATAGGACAGATCCCACCTTACGAATCTATGGCGGAGCAGCTTGGAAATAAGGGATGGGGAAATAGATTCAAAGTTCGCATCATGGGATATCATCCCGCGAGTGAAGCAGAATTATCTAATGAAGATTTGCCATGGGCACAAGTCCTACTGCCACCAACAGCAGGTAGTGGTGCTGCAAATGCAATGACAAGTGTCCAGATTCAACCTGGAGATATTGTATTTGGATTCTTCTTAGATGGAGATAATGCACAGATACCAATCATACAATCTGTTTTCGGAAGAACGGATCTTTCTTCTAGTGCTGAGTATTCAAGTCCATTTACACCATTCACTGGATTTTCTCAAGCAATACCTAAGAATAATAAACTTCCAGTAACCCAACCTGGTGATAATATCACCACAGAATCAAACGAACCAAAGGTAACTAGTAACCCAACTCCACCATCAGTATCTCAAGATCAATCTGCTAAGATATCTGAGAAGACAGGAGTACAAACTCCTCCTGTTAATGCTGCTATTGGAACTAAGATTCCATTAGCGAATACTACTAAAAATAGTATGATTGATAAGATTAGTTCAACCATTGAGAATCTTATCAATAAACTTAAGAGATTGAATGGTAACATAACTCAGATGAGATATGCTATATCAAATGCTATTGATGCAGTTACGATATCTGCAAATGGAATCATTGGTCAACTATTTGATACTTTGATCAATGGAAACGATGGTGGATTTATTGGAATGATTGATCTGTTGAAGGAGGGATTAGATTTACTATACAAACTAGTATTTGCAAAAGTTCTTGCTGCTACGGGAAATCCTATTGTTGCTCACCTTGCAGGTGTTTCTGCCCAGCAGGTTATGGTTACACCAGTAAAACTACTTGAAGAAGCATTTCACTGTGTAGTTGGTCAAGTTGTTAGTGCTTCTACAAGTGTAATTGCAGATTTAGTTGATTCAACTCTTGGAAACGTAGAAAGATTTGTTACTTGTGCTGGAGAGCAGTTTGCTGGAAGTTTAATTAATTCTATTATCGGATTATGTGAAAACTTTTTAAATGGACCTTTGGGTGCTATTACAAAACTATTGCAATTCTTCGGTGACTTTAATGTTGGAAATATATTGAGAGATGCGATTGGACTATTATCTGAAGGTGCAATTGGATTCTCTTGTAATCAGAACTTTGATAGTTATAAAGGTTTGATTAATGAGTGGGTTGTTGGTAGAGGACCATCTGGATCTCCATCGACTATAAATGAAAGTATGGCGGGAACATTTAGAGAAATTAGAAATATTGCAAACAAAGTAAATAACGCAGAAGAAGAACTTGGAGAATGCTTTAGCGGTCTCCGTGACTTTGCAAGTCCTCCTGTGATTAACATCTTTGGAGGTGGTGGTGGAAGAGGAGCATCTGCAGTTCCTGTATTCGGAAATCTTACGGAGGGTCCTGGAGGTCAAGTGACTGCCAGTGTTGTTGGTATTCAGTTGACTAATAGAGGATCTGGATATGTCTATCCTCCATTTATTGAGATTGTGGATGATCAGAATCAAGGATTTGGTGCTGTTGCAAGATGTACTGTAGATGAAAAAGGTCAGGTTGAAGGAGTTTACATGGTTTCTGTCGGAGAGTTTTACTCTGTTGGTGATGTTCTTGATTACAGTATTGTTGATGTTATAGTTGAAGATGGTGGATCTGGATATGATAATTCCTTAATTATCACTGATGATCAGGGTAATCCTTACGATTATGTAATTGAAGGAGGTAGAATAACTCAGGTAACACCACTAAATAATACAGCAGATGGACTTCCAGTTCTTTCTCTGAACGGAGGTAATGGCATTGGAGCAATACTAAGACCTATTTTAGGTTCAGTCAATAGCGATAACTTTGAAGAGGATAGAGATGGGAATCTCACTTACTTTGAAGAGGATAGAGATGAGAATCTCACTTCTAATCCTACTAATCTGTTTGCAGGAAAACCAATAGAATCTATAGATTGCCCAGAATAAGATGGCAGAAAGACAGTTAAATTCTTGGAAAAGGACACTTGTTAGTTACAACCCTAACTTCAGGATTGACAGTGCCAACCCTCAAATGGGTCAAAGTGGAACTGATGTCTATAAAATCTATGGTGTAACTGATACTGGAGATTGTCAATCTTCTATCAGTTTAAGTAGCGGTGGCATGATGGATATCATGAATGACCGTTCCATTGTTATATCTGGAGGAACTGTCAATCCTGAAAATTCTGAGGACGTTGTAATTATTGGTCAGAATGGTAATATTTCTATTTCTGCTCCTAATGGAAAAGTACGTATCCTTGCAAAGGATATTATGGTCGATGCTGAGAGAGATTTGCACCTCAAGGCAGGTAGAAATATCAATCTCAAAGCAGTTGGTGGTAAGATTACACAAGAATCTCAGAAGCAAGATATTATAGGAACATCTGGCAACCTGATTACTCAGTTAGGAATGGACTTTGCTACTCAAGTTTTTGAGGGTAGTTTTGTTGGTGGTGATTTCTTAGGCGGAGTTATTGGTCCTATTGCAGGTAATATCGTTAACAGTGTATTAGATACTGCTACTGGTGGTCTTGCGGGAGGAATTGGTGGTGTTGTTGGTGGTGTACTCGGTGGTGGCGGTATTGCAGGAGTAGTTGGTAATGTTGCAGGAAACCTTGGTGACAGGATTGGCGGCGATGTTGCTGGTAATATTGCTAGAAAATATGCTACTAAACAATTTGGGTAATTAGAAAATGGCAGATAAGAATTGGGATATTAATAATTACAAACCTCCTGCTGAAGGATCAGTTTTTTATGGAAAGGAGCAACATTTCAATGAGGATGTAATATTTTACAAGGGAATTAGAATTCACGGTGATCTTGAATTTGACTTCACTAAGTTTGAGAGATTTGTAGTTAATCAATTAGATGTTATTGGTCCAGATGAGAATAATTTCTTTGGTCCTGTAAATTTCAAAGATGATGTAGATATCAGTGCAACTCTTTATGTAGATGATCTAATTGTAAGAAATAAACTTGTAGTTCCTCAATTAGATGTTATTGGACCTGGTGAGAGTAATTTCTTTGGTCCTGTAAATTTCAAAGATGATGTAGATATCAGTGCAACTCTTTATGTAGATAATCTAACTGTAAGAAATAGATTCGAAGTTGGTGAGATTGGTGAAATAATTATTGCTGATAGTTCAGAAGAACATGTTGGAATTTTTACTTCTATTCCAGATAAAGATTTTCAGATAGGAGTAGGATCATCATCAATTACATATGTTTTCGAAAATGAAGGTCTTGTAGATAATGTTCTTGGTATAGGAACAACTAATCCTGGTGCTTTTCTAATTGATTCTGAAGATGGAATAACTCCAGGAATAAATCAAAACCTGAAACTTGATGTTGAAGGTAGTATAAGAATCAAAAATACTATCTTTGACTCTGCAGATGTTCCAGGTAAAAATGGATATTTCTTTGTCAGAGATCAGAGGGGTGTTAGATGGCTGCAGCAGATTGCTGATGATGATGGTGTGATGCCTTTGTCTGTTGTTCTTTGGGGAGGTAATGGAAATTTCCCTCCTCCAGGGTATGAACTATGTGATGGTACTAACGGAAAACCTAATCTAGCACCAGTTACAGATTTGAATGGAACTGTATTTCAATATATTATTAAAGTTGTTTAATTTTTATCATAAATATTTTCATAAAGGTCTCAAAGACAAAGGATAAATGGCATCTAAATTCTATGTACAGGATAAGGGAGTATATATCCCTACAGATGGATTAGCACAATCCTTTTCGGTACTAAACTTTGAATCAGGAAACAGTTTAGGTGTAGGTACGGAAACTGTTACCCCTACTGTAAATGCAGATAATCCAAACTTTATCTCAAATATCTTACAGAAAGATCTTTGGGGTTATGATAGTGAGGAGAGTTTATATAGAGTCAGTTCTGTAGGTATTGGAACTACTCAAGTAATCGGGCAATTTAATGTTGGTGAAGAAGGTAATGATTTCGTTATTACTGATCTTGGAAATGTTGGTGTTGGAATAGAACAACCAACCTTTAAGTTAGATATATCAGGAAATCTTCATGCTACAGAAGAAGTTGAATTTGATTCCACTTTAGATGTTACTGGTGCTACAACTTTAGATGATACTCTTGATGTTACATCTGCAACTACATTAAAGGATACTTTAGATGTTTTTGGAGACGTTACTGTTACCAGCACTACTGGATCGGTAGACAAAGATACAGGTTCTATCGTTACTGAAGGTGGTGTTGGTATTGAAGAGAACTTAAATGTAGGAAATGATGCTAAAATTGGAGGAGTTCTTGAGTTAGAATCTTTCCTCAGAGATGTCAATGACTATACGGCAGATGATAAGAGAGATTGGAGATTATCTGCAGTAGGAACAGGTGTCTCTTGGAGACCATCTGGTGTTGAAACTCAGAATACTATCTGGGTTACTAAGGATGGAAATGATAATAATACTGGATTGCTGGAAGGTGATGCTAAGGCAACGATTGGTGCTGCTGCAGCCGCTGCACAGGAAGGAGATACGATCATCATCAAACCAGGCATCTACCTTGAGAACAATCCTATCGGTCTTCGTACTGATGTTTCCGTTACTGGAGAAGACATTCGTCTGGTTACAGTAACACCTCAGAATGTTAATCTAGATGTTTTTCATGTAAGACGTGGATGTCTGATAGAAAACTTAAACTTTGCAGGAACTAGTGTTGCAGTAAATCACAGTGGATGTGGTGCAGTTGCTTTCCCTCCAATTGCATTATCTGAAAGGGCAAACACTGGATATATTGCTGCTGGTCCTGCTTTAGAAGGTCCGAGTGGAAGATGGAGATCTCCATATATTCGTAACTGTACCAACTTCATGACTGGAAGTATTGGTATGAGAATTAATGGTGACCATGCTTCTGTATCAGATCCAATCAATAACAATGGTAATAACCTGAAGTCAATGGTTTGTGACTCATTCACTCAATATAATGAGAATGGTATTGGTGTTTCGATTACAAACAATGGTTATGCTCAGTTAGTTTCTATTTTCACAATTAATTGTGATAAAGCAATTTATGTTGATACTGGTGGTCAGTGTGATCTGACAAACTCAAACTCATCATTTGGTAATTTTGGTTTATATGCAGTTGGATTAGGAGCAACACAATATACTGGATCTGTATCTGGAAATATTATTCCTGATGGAGAAACTAATGATACTGTAACTGCTACAAATGTTCAAGACGGAAGTCAATATAGAAGACCTTTTGATGGTCAAGCAGCATACTTTAAAATTGATTTAGGAAATTATGCTGATGCAGATGGTTTGGGAAGAATAAACGCACCACTTCGAAGAGTTGCTAGAATTAATGTCACCAATGGAGGTTCTGGATATACTGCAGCAACACCACCGACAGTGACCATAAGCGATGCTGATAGTACTGTAGTTCCAAAAGGTCCTCAAGGAATTGTTGCAGAGGTACTGGCAAATGTAAGTGCTGCTGGAACTATTACTTCAATTGATGTCATTGAATCTGGTAGAAATTATTACCCACTCAGAACCTTGTTGCAAATATTAGTGGTAGTGGTGGTGCTACTGCAGAAGTTGTTACAGAACCGATTTATTATACAGTATCCGAAGCAACACTACCAGATGGTTCTGGTAATACCACAATAACATTTAATGAATTTATTCCATATCAGTTATATGATGGTGATCCATTTACTCTTCAAAGAATTAGTCGTATCCTTACAAGTTCTCACTCCTTTGAATACGTCGGAACGGGTACTGATATAAATACAGCGTTACCCTTCGAGGGTGCTCTTCCGATTAAAGAAAATGAAATTGTTGCTCTTGACGGAGCACAAATTCCCTTTACAAGTACAGACCAAAAAGGAAATTTTGATATTGGTGAAGGAATTCAGGTTGATCAAACAACATCAACAATTAGAGGAAGAGATTTTAGTAAAGCAATACAGGCAGAAGTTACACCACTCATACTCGCATTAAGGTAAAAAATTATGGCAGTTGCACCACTTAATAAATTTATTACAATAGCAGTTCCAGTAGCACCAGGTGAGCAAACTGTTTATACTGCACCAACTGGAAAAAACTCCATTGTTTTGTATGCCTCTGTATCTAATGTCGGTGTTAATACTTATCCGACAGTCACTTTTACTCATAGAAGAGAGAGTACGGCAAGTAATACTGCAGGAAATACAAGAAATATAAGAATTCTTAAAAATACTGAAATACCTCCAAGTGATGCATTAGTTATTATTGATGGAAGATTGGTTCTAGAGAGAACTGCATTTATAAAAGATTCAATCGTAATAGAAGGAACGCAAAGTGGTATAGTCAATATTAGTGGTGTTTTATATGATCAATTTACTGGAATTACAACTGTTACTACCTCTGGTGCTCACGGATTTAGTGCTTCTGATGAAATCACAATGAGTGGAATTGAATTTAGTTGTAGTGGATATGTTGGAGGAGCAACAACAACAATTTTCCCAGCACCTCAAAGATCCTTCATAGTTGATGCAGTAAATTCTTCTACAGAATTTGAGACCAACGTCGGTATAGTGACTAATATTCCACATACTTATGTAAGTGGTGGTCAAGTTGCTCCATTAGAAATGGAGTTTATTATGAGTATTCTAGAAAACACAATATAATATAATAACAAAAAATGCCAAAGTATATTTCTGGTCGTGTAAAGACCACTCCACAAACTGGATTAACTTCTGATAGATATCAATACTTATCAGTTTCTGATTCTGAACCAAATCTTGGAGATCCTTTAATTGGACCATCTTCAATTGGTGCAAAACCATTACAATCTGGATTTCCATATCAAATTGTCTCTGTAGAAGGTAGACCAGGAGAAAGATACTGGATTCCAAATCAAGGAGGAATTATTCCGGGATCAATAAGTGTATTTGAAGAAGGTACAATTGTTGGTGGAGTAAGTAGCACAACACAGTTAGATTTTCGTGGCACTGCAATTACTGCTGAGGGATTGGGTGGTATAAATCCAGGATATGCAGTAACCATCACCTTTGCACCTCCAGGAAATGAAAAAGAAATTATATTTAAGGAATCTAATGACTTTGCAACAGATGCAACATTTACATTTGATTCATCGATTAACTTACTTGCCGCTGGTGATAGAATTACTGTAGGTGCTGGTGGTACAGTAATTACAACAACAGCATCTGGTTTTGTTGGTATCGGAACCACAAATCCAATAGGAGATTTGACGGCAACTTATGATCCGAATTTACATGTAGAAGGAAATATAAGACTTACTGGTACAATTATTGATAGACTTGGTGATGCAGGAACCGCAGGATTTCTTTTAGTAAAAGAAGAGGATGTTTTTGGTGGACTTTCTTGGACTGATCCTGCAAACATAACATTCGGAGGTGCGGGAGATTATAGACAAGTACAATTCAAAGGTTCTACAGGTCTTTTAGAAGGTGCAGATCTCTTTTACTATGATGAAGTGAATAATTTTGTTGGTATTGGTAGCACACAACCAAATGTAAGATTAGATGTAGTAGGAACATCTAATTTTGATGGTGATGTTACTATTGAACAAAATCTTACTGTAACTCAATTAGCAACATTCAATGGTAACATTGATGCTAATGGTGATTTGGATGTAGATGGTCAAACTGATTTAGATGTTCTTAATGTTTCTCAGTTAGCAACATTCTCCGGTAATATTGATGCTAATGGTGATTTGGATGTAGATGGTCAAACTGATTTAGATGTTCTTAATGTTTCTCAATTAGCAACATTTAGTGCAAACTTAGACATTAATGCATCTGTAGATATTCAAAATAATTTAGATGTTGGTGGAACTCTTGTTGTTGATGGAGCCACAACTCTTGCATCTCTTGGTGGTATTACCACAACTGGTGGTGATTTATATGTAGGAAATGATTTGTTCGTTGGTGGTACTTTTGATCTTGATGATATATCAGCTAACACCGGAACATTTGCAATATCTTTAGATACTGTAAACTTTAATGCAACAGGAATTTCTACTTTAGGTAATGTTGAAATTAGTGGAAATACTGTTGATACTACAAGTGGTAATTTAATTTTACAAGCAGATGGGCAAAACAATGCCCAATCTATTGATGTAAGAAATAGAATTGTTCTTAATAATACCACAGAGTCAACTTCAACAGATACAGGATCTTTTGAAACTACTGGTGGCGTTGGTATTGAAAAGAGATTAAATGTTGGTGGAGCAGTATCTCTTGCATCAAACGGAGGAATCACAACAACTGGTGGTGACTTATATGTTGGTGGTGATCTTTATGTTCAAGATGATCTATTTTTTGATGAACTTAATGCAGTAAAAGGAACATTTACAGAATCACTCGATGTACAAGGAATTACAACAACTGATACATTAAGAGTAGGAACGTCTCCGACATTAAGTATTGATTCAATACTTGATGAAGATAATATGGCATCTAATAGTGATACTGCACTTGCAACTCAACAATCTATTAAAGCATATGTTGATACACAAATTGGTAATCAAGATATAGATTTAGATTTTTCTGGTGACAGTGGAACTGGTTCAGTTGGTCTTGGTACACAAGTATTTGATGTAAGTGGTGTTGCTGGTGACATAGTAACAAGTGCATCGGGACAAGTCATAACAATTGCATCCGATGTAACTGGTGTTGTTGCAGGAACTTATGGTTCTTCTACACAAGTTGGAAGTATTACCGTAAATGATAAAGGAAAAATCACCGCAGCATCTAATGTAAATATTAATTTTGGAGATGCTAATGTTTCGACAGCAGATTCTTTAACTAATGCTAGATTAATTGAAGCAACAGGTGATATTGACTGGGGTGTAAGTTTTAAAGGACATGAAGATGTAAGTGGTATTGCAACTCTATCCAATACTGGAGTAACTTCAGCTACTTATGGTTCTTCTACAGAAATTCCAGTTATTGCGGTAGATGCAAAAGGTAGAATTACTTCAGCAGGTACAGCAACTGTTTCAGGTGGTGGTGGAGGTGGAGGTGATGCCGATAGAGTATCCACAGGAACTACAACTGGAACTGGAAATTATTTCTTAACTCTTGTTGATTCTAATAATTCACCGAGAGAACCAGAATATCTTTATACTGATGGACAAATTATATACCAGGCTGGTACTAATACATTAAATCCATTAAATCTTACCGTAACACAAACTACATGTTTGAATGGTGATGTTACTCTTGGAGATGCTTCTGCAGATACACTTACAGTTAATGCCAATGTAGGAAGTGATGTTCTTCCATCTGCGACAGATACATATGATTTAGGATCTACTGGTAGTAAATGGTCTGAAGTTCATGCTACAAATTTTTATGGTAATTTAGTTGGATCATTTACGGGATCAAGTACTGAAGTTTCTGTAGCATCAACAGACGGATCACAAGATCCATATTATCTAATTTTTGTACCTAATACAAGTGGAGCTCAACCCATATACACAGATGCTGGTCTTCTTTATTATGCATCAACAGATGAATTAGCACTTCAATCTAATTTATTACTTTGTGACAATGCCTCACTTTGTGTTGGAAACAGTAATGAATTTTCTATGACTTACTGTGTCGGCGATTTTGCATATGATGATCAGGGTGACTTGGGGGGCGATTCTAACGGAAATGCAACTAATGCTCTTTGTAGGTATGATGTTTCTGGTAATTTAATTACTACTGTAGGTAAAGCAGCTCTCTTTGAAGAAACTGGTTGTGGTCCAGTTATCTTTAGAGCACAAGGAAGTGGACAAGGTGCATTTCATTTCATGAGTATCAATTCGAATGATCCTGGATGCTCTGGAGGACTTGAACCAGAAGAATGGGTCGAAATGATGAAAATACACGCAGGCGCTAGGGGATTCAGATTATTTCAAAAAGATGGAAATCATGAAGTAGTTAATGTTACTGGAGCTGGTGTAACTATTGCTGGGGATGTATTACCATGGGTTGGTGAAAATCCTCAACCGCTTGACAGATTAGCTGGATCTGCATCTGCTACTTACAGCAGTGGAGATTTTAATTTAGGATCAGCAACCAACAAATGGGGAACTATCTTTGCAGATACTGTTTGTGCAAATATAACTGGAACTATTAGCGGATCTGCATCACAAGTTGATACTCAGTGTATAAGTTCTGGATCAGATCATTATGTAACTTTTGTTGATTCTAACAATACTTCTCCCACTGGAGAAACTGTTTATACTGATGCTGCACTTTACTATAATCCCACAACAGAAATCCTGACAGTTGGATCAGCATCAGTTTCGATTGATGGTGCTAATAATAGCATTACTGTTGGCAGTGGAGTCGTAATTAATGAAACTACATCATGTTTTAATAATGTTTCCGTTCAATCCATAACACCAAAAACAGGAAGCACTTACGATTTAGGTGCTTCTGGCAATAACTTTGGTACTATTTTTGCAGATAATGTTTGTGCCACTAATTTATATGGAACATTTAGTGGATCTGTTTCTTCTGCTTCTTCTGCCGATCAAGTTAAGACACAATGCACAACTTCTAATGGTACTTATTATCTTACTTTTGTAAATAGTAATAATGCAAGTGCCACATCAGAAACAATATATACGAATGGAGTCACTTATAATCCAAATAGTGGTGCATTTATAATTGATGGATATTTGAATACTGGATCTAATGTTTTAATTGGAGATAATACTACAGGAAATGCTTTAACTACTGGGAGTTCTAATGTTTTAGTTGGAGACGCAGCAGGTCGTTTTCTAACTAATGGTGGATCTAATACTTTTATTGGAGACGAAGCAGGACATGTTTCACATGAATCTTCATGTAGAAATACTTTCCTTGGAAAGGCGTCTGGATCTTACTCTGGGTGCCATTTAAGTTTTGGTGCACTTTATGGATATTCTAAATTTAATATTGCCATTGGATATTATGCTGGAGAGAAATTAACCGGAGCATGTAATGTTGTAGCAGGAAGAGCATCTGCATGTAATGCATGTAGTATTGATAGTATTATAATAGGATCAGATGCAGCTGTTAATAATTACCACCTACAAGATGTTATACTTGGTTGTGGAGCAGGTGGAGATGGAACAAAAACTGGAGGTGGAATAAGAAATATTGCTATAGGATGTGAATCTGGATATAATCTTACCGGAACTTTTAATGGAGGTGCTTGGACTGGTTCAAATAATAATACTTTTATTGGTCGTGGTGCTGGATTTGATGCAACCACAGGAATAAACAACATTGCAATCGGTCGTCAAGCAGGCAATAGTACCATGTTTGACTTTGGAACAATTGGTGCCACTTGCTCCGATCAAATTATTATGGGTAATCAGTCTCATACTAAGGCATGTATTCAGATTGCTTGGTCAGTTGCATCAGATATTAGACATAAGTGTGTATGGGGTAGTGTTCCACATGGAAGAGAATTTTTAAGAGGAGTAAATCCGATTAAGTATTCTTTTAAAGATGAGGATACAAATGATATTATTGATGATACTGTAAGATATGGTTTTAGTGCTCAGGAAATTCTTACTCTCGAAGGTGAAAATCCAGTCATTGTATCGACAGATAATCCTGAAAGATATGGATTTACTTCAGATCATATGCTGCCAGTTCTAGTAAATGCAATTAAAGAACTGGACACTGAAAATACAGAATTAAAACAGAGATTGAGTGTGATTGAACAACAACTTGGGATAAGTAATTAAAGGTGCTATAATAAATAAAAGCACGTTATCATAATATGAAATGAAGAAAAAGTATTATTTTTTGGCAGGACTGCCCAGATCTGGATCTACAGTATTAAGTGCAATTTTTAATCAAAATCCAAAATTTTATTCTGGACCATCAAGTGCAGTCCTCCAATCAATGTATGCCCTTAATAATTCTTTAATTAATGACCAATTTTTTGCTGCTTACCCAAAAGAAAAAGGAGCAAAAATGATGATTTCTTCCTTAATTGATTCATACTATATTGATAGAAAAGAACCTATAATTTTTGATAAAAACAAAGCATGGACTGCAAAAATTGATTATATTCAAACATATATTACCGATAATGTAAAAATTATTTGCCCTGTAAGAGATCCTGATGAAATTTTAGCATCATTTATCGGTATGATAAAAAGAAATCCGTATCAAGAAGGACAATCAAAAATTAATTTTGTGGATGAGCAGTTAGTAAAAAATAATTTGCCAATTAATGATGTAAATAGATGCGATTATATTGCTAGTGCAAAAGGAATTTTAGGAGAATCATCCCAAGCAATCAGTCAAGCAATCCGAGAAGGGCACAGTGACAAAATTCATTTTGTGGAGTATCAAAATCTAGTGAGTGATCCAATAAATACTATGAAAGAAATTTATAATTTCTTGGGTGAAGATTATTATGAGCACACTTTTGATAATTTAAGTAATGAAACTAGAGAAAGAGACCTTGAAGTATATGGTCTTGAAGATATGCATGAAATTAGACCATTACTAGAGGACACTTCGGAAAATCCTAAAAATATTCTTCCAGAAGAAATTATTGAAAAATGTAAAGGATCTGATTTTTGGAGAAGAAGTAATTTATTCAATCAGCCACAATGAACATAACACACACTTGGATTATTAAGAAACTGAAGCAAGTCAATGATGGAACAGGTCTTGTGACATCAGTAGGATTTAAAGTTGTTTCTAGAGATACTGAAACATCCACTGCAGTTTCTGTTTATGAAACTGTCAACTTGGATATTGAAGGCATTGACATGGATAGTATTACACCTTATAGTAATCTTACAGAAGATCAAGTCATTCAATTTGTAAAAGATAAACTTGGATCTGAAGCACAATCATTGGAAAATGATAATGCTAAATTAATAACAGAAAGAATTGCCCCATCAACTCCACCAGTAATTGTAGAAAATCTTCCTTGGTCATAATTTATGAAACGTCGTTATAGTATTTTCCACGTTCAAGGTGGATTGGGAAAACATATTGCCGCCACGGCAGTTGCGAAATGTATTAAAAATAACTATCCAGATAGAGATCTGATTGTTGTATGCCCTTTCATAGATATATTCATCAATTTAAAATATGTTGATAGAGTTTATCCTTTGGGACAAACTCAATACTTTTATCAGAACTATATTGAAAATAAAGATTCTATTATTTTTCATCAAGAACCTTATTTCACGACAGATCATATTCACAAAAAAATGCCATTGATTCAAAATTGGTGCAAAATGCATCAGTTGAAATACAATGGAGAAAAACCAGAAGTGGTTTTTAATAAATTACAGATTAATGGATCCAAATCATTCTGGCAGAAGGACAACAAGCCAACAATGGTTATTCATACA